ACCAGCGGGAATACCGCCAGGACTGGCTGAATGACATCCACACTGCTTTTGGCGCCCGGGGCTTGATCGCCCTGGTCTGGTTCTTCGGCAGCCTATTCGCCGAACAGATCCGCGAGATCCACAAAAGCTACCCCTTCCTTGAAGTCGTGGGCGAGGCCGGCGCCGGTAAATCGACCCTGATCGAATTCCTCTGGAAGCTGGTCGGCCGTACCGATTACGAAGGCTTCGACCCCAACAAATCCACCCAGGCCGCACGCTCGCGCAACATGACCCAGGTGGCCAACCTGCCCGTGTCGCTGATCGAAAGCGACCGCGAGGACAGCGCCAAGGCTAGGCAGTTCGATTGGGACGAACTGAAGACTGCCTATAACGGCCGCCCCAGCCGGGCCACCGGCGTGCATAACGGCGGCAACGAAACCAACGAGCCGCCTTTCCGGGGCTCGATCCTGATCAGCCAGAATGCTGCCGTGAACGCCTCCGAAGCGATCATGCAGCGTATCGTCCATGTCCACTTCGACACCTCGGGCCATACCTCGGCCAGCCGGGCAGCTGCCGATGCCCTGGCTTCGGTGCCGGTCGAAACCGTCAGCCACTTCCTGATCATGGCCACCCGCGCCGAGCGGATGGTGATGGAAACGGTGCGGAAGGAGACCCCCCGGTTCGAGGCCGAGTTGATGCGCCACCCCGAGATCCGGCTTCAGCGCATAGGCAAGAATCACGGCCAGTTGATGGCCCTGACCCTCGCGCTGGCCGACCTGATCAAGATGCCTGTCGCCTGGCGCGAGGAGATCCTTCAGGCCCTGCGCGATGCCGCCGTCCAGCGCCAGCGCGCACTCGCTGCTGATCACCCGATCGTCGAGGAGTTCTGGGAACTCTACGACTACCTGGGCGACCACATCATGAATCACAGCAGGGATGGCACCGTGATCGCCATCAATCTCAATTACTTTCAGCGTATCGCCGCGTCGCAGAACCAGCCGCTCCCCCCGCTGAAAGACCTGAAGACACACCTCAAGACCAGCCGCAGCCGCCGCTTCATCGGCATCAAGGCCGTGAACAGCGCCATCGAGGCCCATAACGGCCAGGGTAAGACGGTGAAGTGCTGGATCTTCGAACGGGAGAAATAAGCCATGAACAGATTCGATGCTGCCGCCGCATGGGACAGCCTGCCCGAAGAAGCACAGCGGGCCTTCGGGATCGCGGCCTTGATTTCCGTCATCGGCGCTGAGGGCGAGGACCGGGGCTTGGCCCCGCTGCAGGGCTATATCGCTGCCGCCCACGAAGGCGCCCATGCGGCCAAGATGATTGCTGCCGATCATGGGCTTCTGCCTGATCTCCTGCGCCTGCCGGATCTCGCCCTTATCGGCGTCCAGGCCTGCCCGGGATGCGGATGTACCGACGCCTGCAGCTGCGCCACGGTCGGCGAAGAACCCTGTCATTGGACCGCCACGGGCTTGTGCAGTGCCTGCGCGGCCGCCGCCGAAGGCCAGGAAGCCACCTTCGCCGGTAAGCTGCTGGTCAGAGAAGGCGGCTACCTGCTGAACGTCGAGATCGTCGACGGCAACGAGACGACACGCGCCTTCAAGATTGACGGCAGCTTCCTGTCCAGGGACGAGAACGGTCGATGGCTGTTTGTCGACGGCTTCCTGTACGGCACGTTCCGCTCGGCCCTTCTCGATGACGGACCAGCCAGCGATGTGGCGGCCGCCGCTCTTTCCGCCCTGGGTGTCCCGGTTCTGGATTTGGGCACCGCCCAGCAGCGTGTCTCCGACGCCGGCGTGCCTCTCCTCAACATCACCTTGATGGAACGCCGCCAGGCGGCCGCCCGCAAAGAGGCGGGAATGTTGAGCGGAGGGAAAGAATGAAGCTCGATCTCTTCGCTGGCCATGCGCCGGCAATCCTCGCGCGCCCTGAAGGGCGGGAAATCATCGTCGACAGCTTCGCTGGTGGCGGCGGGGCCTCGACCGGGATTGAGATGGCCCTTGGCCGCTCACCAGACGTGGCGATCAATCATGATCCGGAAGCGGTGGCCATGCACGCCATCAACCACCCGGGCACGGTTCATTACTGCCAGAATATCTGGCAAGTGAACCCGGCTGAGGTGGCGTCAGGCCGCCCCATCGGGTTGGCTTGGTTTTCGCCGGATTGCAAGCATTTCAGCAAGGCCAAAGGCGGCAAGCCGCGCAGCAAGAACATCCGTGATCTGGCCTGGATCGTGGTGGCCTATGCCAAGCTGCCGCGCCACATCCGCCCCCGCGTGATCTGCCTCGAAAATGTCGAAGAATTCCAGTCCTGGGGGCCGCTGCTTGAAGATGGGGCGCCTTGTCCGGAGCGAAAGGGCGAGACATTCCGCCAGTGGGTGGGCGAACTGAAGCGTCTGGGCTACCGGGTGGAGTGGCGCGAGCTGCGCGCCTGTGATTACGGCGCCCCGACGATCCGCAAGCGGCTGTTTCTAGTCGCGCGCATGGATGGTGAACCCATCGTATGGCCCGCGCCGACACATGGCGCCCCCGATAGTGGGGAAGTTGTGGTGGGGAACCGTCAGCCTTGGAGAACAGCGGCGGAAATCATCGAGTGGTCCGTCCCTTGCCGCTCCATCTTCGACCGTGACAAGCCGTTGGCAGAGGCCACCATGCGCCGCATCTTCAACGGGCTGAATCGCTATATCCTCAATCATGCGGACCCGTTCATCATTCCGGTCACGCATCAGGGTGATTATCGGGTCCATGGCATCCATGAGCCTGTGCGGACGATCACCACTGCCAAGCGGGGGGAGCTGGCGCTGATTGCGCCGTTTTTGACTAAGTTCCGGAATGGCAGTATCGGCTCCGGCATAGAAGAGCCGGTTCACACAATCACCTGCTCGCACTCCAATCATCATCCGGGTGGCGCCGCGCCTATCGGCTTGGTCGCTGCCTGGCTCGCCCAGCACAACACCGGCGTCACCGGCCATGATGCCCGCGAGCCGGTCTCGACCGTGCTGGGTACCGGCAGCCATCAGGGTCTTGTCACCAGCCATCTGGTCAAACTGCGCGGTACTTGCGCTGACGGGCAGTCGGTCAACGATCCGCTGCATACGATCAGTGCGCAGGGTCAGCATTTCGGCGAGGTCCGGGCTTTCTTGACCAAATATTACAGCCAGGGTGCGCCGGCCCAGGATTGCCGGGATCCGCTGCATACCATTCCGACCCGAGATCGCTTCGGCTTGGTCACGGTGGCTGGCACCACATGGCAGATCGCCGATATCGGTTTGCGCATGCTGACGCCCCGCGAACTGTACAGAGCTCAAGGTTTTCCGGACAGCTACATCATCGATTTCGAATATGGCGGTCGCCCCCTGCCGAAGTACAGCCAGGTCCGCATGTGCGGCAATTCGGTCTGTCCGCCGATGGCGGCCGCAATGGTCGGAGCCAACGCGCCAGAGCTGGCGGTCAAGCTGGAGGCTGCCCAATGAACATTGATCCCTATGATGATGAACGCGCGCGTCTTCGGGCAGCCATCATCGAAGTGCTGCGCGAGCAGGGGCCATGCTGGACCTATGTGCTGCGCAATTGGCTCACCATGCGCGACCGGAACGGCGGCCCCGCGCCATTCACAAGCCTGAGTACGTCTCAGGTTCGCCGGGAATGCGAACGTATGATGCGGGATGGCCTTCTTGAACGCCTGCCGACCTTTTCGGCGCTCTACATCAACTGGGGCCTGAAGGCCTCCCCTTTGCAGACCGGAGAATGACCATGGAACTGAAATCGAAAATCAACGCCGTGGTGAGCGCGGCGCACGGCGCTAGCACCGCCGCCGGATGGTGGGCGAACACCGACATTCACGGTGATCGACACGTTGTCCCCGCCAAGCTGTGCCTGATCCACTCTGAAATCAGCGAGGCCATGGAAGGCCACCGCAAGGGCCTGATGGACGACAAGCTTCCGCACCGGCCCATGATCGAGGTCGAGTTGGCCGACGCGCTGATCCGCATCGCCGATCTGGCCGGCGCCCTCGGCTTGGACCTCGGCGGCGCCGTCGAAGAGAAGATGGCTTTCAACGCCCAGCGCGCCGACCACAAGCCGGCGGCCCGCGCTGCTGCCGGCGGCAAATCATACTGATGTCCCCTTTGCAGACCGAGGAATGACCATGGATCAGCAAGAAGACTGCCCGTTCGTCGCCCGCCTCAAGCCGTCGAGTGAATACGCCCACCAAACGAAACCGGGTGTCTGGTTTCCGGTTACGTTCCGCTACCGCTACGACGACTTCTTCATCAACGGGAACCAGAACACCTACCGGCTGAAGGACGTGCACCTCGGCGTGCTGCTCCCCGACGGCAAGGTGCTCAAGCTGTAACGCAGGAGGCACCCGAATGACTATTCCGTTTGCCAAAGTGGGCGGCACTATGCCGCCCGATGTGGGACAGCGAGAAGTCACCTATCTTGTTCACATTAGAGCCGGTAGGGACTGGCGCTATGGAGCTATTGAGGTGCATGGCGACGAGGCGCTACGCGATCGCATCATTGATTTGCTCAACGAAGGTGAGAGGGGAAAGAATGGTTGAGCAGATCGACCAGTTGGCCCAGACCCTGATCGCAGCGATCGCCGAAGTATCCAGTCCTGTCTCGCTGATGAGCGCCGCCGAGGCCGCTGCGGAGTTAGGAATTTCCGAAAAGGTTTTCCGCCGGGAAGTGAGAGCCCGAAAAATTCGTTTTGTCCTGGTCGGCAAGCGGCGCAAATTTACGCGGCAGGATCTGCGCGATTACCTCAACCGTCAGCGAGATGCTATCCCACCATGTCGGTCTACCGGCCAAAAAACTCGCCGCACTACCACTATGACTTTGTCATCCAAGGTCGTCGCTTTCACGGATCTACAGGCGCAACGGGCCGGGAAGACGCCAAAGCGATAGAAGCCGAGAAACGCCGGGAGGCGGCCAGGCAGATTCATCTTGGGGAAAAACCTAAGATGACCCTAGACCAAGCCTTGGGCCGGTACTGGACGGAGGTCAGCCAGCACAGGGCGAGCGCCAATGACGATTTCGCCCGCATGGCCCGCCTCAACGAATTGATCGGCAAGTCGCGCCTGCTGTCAGAGATCACTGACAACCAGGTAGCCCTGTTTGTGGCCAAGCGCCGGGGACAGAAGGCACGTTACAAGGACACCCTTGTCGCCCCTGGCACCGTGAACCGGGATACTGAGCTGTTGCGCAGGGTCTTCCGCCGCGCGAAGCGTGTCTGGAAAGTCGAGATGGGGGAGGAGATCGACTGGAGCCTGCATCTCCTCGAGGAGCCTGACGAGCGCGTCCGCGAACTGACGGCCGAGGAACAGGAAAAGCTCTTCAAGCATCTGCGCGAGGACATGCGGCCCATGGTGGAGTTCGCCATCATGGCCGGTATGCGCCTGGCTAACGTGATCCGGCTGACCTGGAAGCAGATTGACCTGCAGGCCGGCGTCATCACCATGAAGATGAAGTCTTCCAAGCCCGGCGGGCGCATCCACACTCTGCCCATCACCCCGGCGATGCGCGTTCTGCTGGCCAACCAGGTCGGCCACCACCCGATCTACGTCTTCACCTATGTCTGTGAAAAATCGCGCCAGAGCCGCCAGAAGGGGGAACGCTATCCCTATTCCAAGGACGGGTGGCGCAAAAAGTGGAAAGACGCCCTGAACGCCGCCGACATCGAGGATTTCCGTTTCCACGACACCCGCCATACCGCCGCGACCCGAACCCTGCGCGCCAGCGGGAATCTCAAGGTGGTGCAGAAGATGCTGGGCCACACCGACATCCACACCACCGCGCGCTATGCTCATGCCATGCATGACGACATCCTCGCCGCTATGACAGCCGCCCAGTCCCGGAATAGTCCCGAACAAAAGCCTCAAGCCTCCAAGCGCAAGCGCCAGAAGGCCTAG